CTTAACCGTGAACTTTAAACTATCGCTTAACTTTCCCGTATCTAATTTATCACGCTTTGCAAGTATCGCCTTAGCTTTCTTAGTAACGTTATCGCCAAACCTATTTAATATTTGTTCCGTTAGCATAATGAAACCAAAACGTTTGGCACGTCGATTGTAAATGTCATAACCCAACCATCTAATAAGTTCTTTTTACTCTCGCTCATCTGTTCGAGAGTAGGGTTTTCGCTTGCGGTTATATCGTTCTCCTCAAAGTCTTTAAGCATCAATAACCATAATCGATTGATAACCGATAAAGTTTCGTTTAGATTATCTATTTCGTTATCGTTATCGTAAAATTTATCGGTGGTTATCTCTTTGTTAATATCTCTTATATCCATCGCACCAATTTGGCAGTCGAATCTTATGACACTATCGCTAGGAAAAGAACAGTTACCAATGCTAACATGTAACAAAGGAAATATATTTTTCTTACTAATATCAACGTCTTCAAAATCTCCCTGTGTTATCGTGTTAATAAAATAATCCTGCTCGGCTAGAGTCTTGATGTATCGTAAAATTTCGCTATATCCGTTCATATAAGTAAAACGATAACATTGCTAATATGTAACAAAAGCAAAAACCCTACTCGAATGAATAGGGTTGATTTTTACAATTCCGTTATTTGTTTACCGTTAGATTTGTTTTGCGCACTTATGATTGCTTTATTTTCTACCACCTCGCAACTTAAAAATAGTAAACATTTATGCAAACTTAGTTGAGTTACTTTGTCGATCGCAAAGATGTCGTCTTTAGCCAACTTTTTAATAGTAGGGTACCAGCCCCAATCTTTAAAGTAATTTGCCATTTCATCTCCCTCGCTTATTCCACGTTCAAATATTTCAGGGTATAATCCTCTAACTCGTTGGCTAAATTCAAAAAAAAAACCAGCGCGCCATTAGCAATATTTAAAGGCATAGATTTCATTCGTTCAGCATATTCCGCAGTACCTTTATAGCTTTCAATTTCATACCTGCCATGTGCTTTATTTTTTATCGGTCGGAATAGTATAGCCATTAGATTATGTAAATCATTTTGGCTTGTTTGGTATTTCTCCAGGTCTGCAAACTCTCCTAAACTTATTTCTTCAAAGTCATTTATAAAGCCAAACTCTAAACCTTCTAATTTAAAGGTAGCTTGAAATTGTGCATCAGTATTTAAAGCAATATCTACTTGCTTACTTATACGCTCAAAGTCAATAGCTTTTAAGTTACCTAAATCTTTGTGAGGTATGTTTGTAAAGATTGATACTTTACGCTTGTTAAAAGTCATTATATCCAAGTCGCGCTCTAGCAACTCCATATACTTTTGAAACTGCCCTAGTGTAACCTCGCTAATATTTTCTGGTATGTTTATTTTCATAATTATCTTATATCAAATTTGCCTCTATGTGGGTTACTTAAGTGAAAAAATACATTGTATCTTATTGCGTCGATTGCGTGATTCCAATTGTCTACAAACAAACTACTTGCTTTGTCGCTGTATACGTAGTTGTTTAACTCCTTAGCGACGTTAACGCTTTCTTTGTCTATTATTAATTGATAGTCGCGCATTAGCTCAATACCAGCCTTAATACTTCCCGCACCTTTCTCTGTTGCCTGTATGTTAAATCCGTATCGTTGTATTTCTTCTATTAATCTAGGCTCTGCACTATCCGCAATTATCAATTCTTTACCTGATACATTTTGTTTGTATATTATTGCCAACTCGCTAGTAGTTAACTTTGGCTTGTATAACAATTCTTTAACGTATATTATTTTTAACTTTCTGTCTATTGCTACTTTAACTAATGTGCTAGGGTCAATACTAAATCCAAAATCCGCACCAAAGGAATAAGGTAGAGTAGTATCAAACTCTCCAAACTTCCAATTTGTAAATACAACACCTTCCGCTTTGTCTAACCAACCGCCTAGTATTTGATGCTCATACTTCTTAGGGTTGTTTTCTTTGATTAACTCTATTTCGTTAATAAAATCTATGTTAAGATTATCTAAGTTGTTTAGATAGGTTGTATGTATGTAGGTTGTGTTGCCTTTAACACCGTTAAATCCTTCCGTTACTCCCGCCTCTTCAAAGAACTTTCTATAAATCCAGTGCTCTTTTGTTGCTGGATTAAGTATAAGTATAATTCTATTCTGTTTATTTTTAATTCTGATAGATAAATTTATCTTATCAAAAGTACTTTCATCTGTCAACTCTTCTGCTTCATCTAACACCCAAGTGGTAACGCCCGTAATCGATTTTAAGTTAGCCGTCTGGTCTCCCGAACTTGTTTTAATACCTCTAAAGATTATCTCGCTGTTTGTTTGCTTATTCTTTATTTCTGTTTTATTTACGTCAAAAACATAATTCATTTCAAGTAAGTCTATTTTCTCTTGAAACTCTGGTATAACTGACAAGTGCGCAGAAGTCATTGTTTGTCTAGTGTATAGTATTTTATGCCCTGACTCAAAAGATAGTAGACTTGTAAACCTACCTACTTCAAATGACTTGCCCGAACCACGACCACCAGTAATAACAAAGTATCTAGTATCGTTACTTAAACTATTCCAAATTGGTTTCTGCTTGGCTATCATATAAGTCCTTTATACTAAAATTATTAACCTCGTGCGTGTTGTGTTGGTCTATTACTTGCTTAGGCATACCTAAATAATAAGATAAGAATAATTTACAAGCCATTAAGTCTCCGTCTTTAGCCAAAGAAGATATTTTTTTTAAAATGACAACAACGTCTTCAACATTAGATGCTTCATCTATTGCTAATTTATAATCGTTTTTTCTCTTATCAATACCTAATGCTTTGGTGCTGTTTCCACCGTTGTTTTTTCTCTTGTCCATAATCAATATAATTCAATATTTGATTTTAAAAAAGCCTTAATTACATCTTCTTTATTAAATGTTGGCTTAGGGTTTCCGAAATATAATTTCATAAATAACTTAATATGATATTCGCTTCCTTTAATTATTTCTTGTTCAAATTCTTTTATATAACTTAATACATTTTTTGCATTTATTTTTTGGAGCATTTTACTTGGCGCTCTACCTCCTAAAGCGTTTGAAGTAACGTTAAAAAATGGCTTAACTTTTAATAAATCAGATTCTAGTTTTATTTGATTATGAAAACTATTTTCAAAAATTATTTGCTCAAAGTTTAAATCTTCAATGCCGTGTTTATTAATATGGTTTTGAAGTATAACAGAATGATGTTTTTTATTTAATAACAAATTTTTATGTTGTGCGAATCTAATTTTGCAATTTTTACTTCTACCAATATAAAACCTATCCAAATAAATTTTAGAACTAATTTTATATATGCCTCCATTAATTGTATTTTCCATTAGTTAATTTTTATTTGTTTGCATACGGTGTATGAATCGAACCTACCCACTCAGTGTTGGAGACCAAGTCGCCTACCTTTGAACATTACCGCATATTTAATTCATGCAAAAACTACACATTAATAACGACGAATATTTCATATTGTAACTTATTGGTAGAAAGTATTGCCTAAACACGCTTTTATGTATTCTTAGTTTCAAGGCTTTTTATTTGCTTTTATCTTTGCCTTCTTTTCTATACGGCTAATTGTCATAAAATTTATTTTGTAACGTCTTTCAATTTCCCTTAGTGAGTTATCATATCGAAGTATTAATATCTTTCGCTCTTTCCAAGTTAAGCAATCAGGAACTTTATAAATAGTATCTTGTTCTTCTTCTTCGGTCGCTAGGTTTGCGCTTAGTTCGCAGTGCATACGTTTGTTATCAGACTTTAACCAATCCAACCAAACAGACTTTAATGTGAAATAAATATAAAAATCGTTTAGTTCTTTGTCGTAGTCTTTTAACTTAAGATACATTTCGCTTACTATGTCATCAGCTAAAAATTGGTCTTTGCAAATACCTCTAGCCATCTTCACCCACAAATCGTGTTTTAAACAAAGAATTTCTAACATATTAATAAAATTAAGTTATACAAATATAATTTAAAAATGTTAATATGTTAGAAATATGATTTTTACTTTATTATTTCAAACTTGTAACC